CGCTGAAATAGGCGATTACTCTATCTCCAAGCCTTATCTCGTTGATAAGGGTCCTAGGCTCCGGCGCCTTGGGCGGCGCCGTGAACCCACCCGTGAGCGGGTTATAAACCGACCCGCCCACCGTGCGCCCGAGGGTGCCCTCTTTAGCCAGCGCGGCAAGATCCGGTGCCATCTCGCCAAGGTCGCGCCCCGCCTGGGAGCCGTAGAGGGCCGCCATAGCGCCGCGCGGGTCTTGGCGGTACCGTGAGGACAGCTCGCCGCCCTCGCCGCCAGGGAGGCTCTCGAGCCGCCCGGCAGGGCCACCAAATAGACGCCCCACCACCTGCGGCATCAGCGCCTCGGCGGCGGCGTTGCGGCGCGCGTCGTCTACGGCCTTACGCTCTGCGGCGCGGCTGGCGCGGGTAAGCGCGAGCGCCTCGCTGCCCGCCTCGGGCGAGCCCATGCCGCGGGCGATGATGCCGAGCACGGACAGGTTCGCCCGGCGGCGCTCCTCGGGGGTCATGGACTCCACATCCTCGCCCAGCAAGCCGCCGACGTAACGGCTAAAAAATCCGGGCTTTTTTGTTTTCTCTGCCATGTTCGTGGTCCTCAATCAAAGAGCAGGCCGCGCGTCTTGCGGCCGCCATAGGTGCGGTACATCTTGCGGTACATCTCGAGCGGGTCGCCGCCGGTGGGCTGGCCCACCCTGGCCGAGAGCGTGCTCGAGAGGTCCATCTCATCATCGCCGCCCTGCGCCGCTAGGCGCATCAGCCCGCGCTGCATCCCGCCGCCCTCGGCGTACTGCGTGCCGTAGCGCTTGAGCATCTCCTCGTCGGCGTCGATCCTGCGCTGTGCCGCGCGGTCCGTCAGCTTCTTGAAAAAGTCCACCTCACGCCCTCCCGCGGCGCTTGCCGCCGACCTTCTTGTCGAGCTCCTTCACGGCCTCGGTGAGCAGCCCCACCACCTGCGGCAGATCGTACTGGCGCATGTTGTCCGACTCGCGCCGCGAGACGGCCTCGGGCATGGCGCGCTCGACGGACTGGGCCGACATGCCCATGTCTTCCTCGCCGCCCCTGTCCTCGCCCTCGTTTTCGCCGTAGCCGTCCTCCCACTCGAACTCGATGCCCTTGAGCCGACGCACCTTGTCGAGCGGGTTCTTGATGCCGCCGATGTTGCGCTTCATGTCCTCGTCGGAACCGGTCGGGAAAAACGCGCCGGCGACTTTTCCGGCCATGTCCCAGTATGACGGCCTCGCGGTCACGGTTCCCGTCTGGGTCACGTTGTACGGCGACGCCGACACCGCGCCCTGCCTGATCGCGAGCTGCCGCAGCGGGAACTCCTGCCGGCGGAGGTCCTCCTCGCGCTGCGCGTTGAGGAACTGCTGGTAGAGCTGCTGCTGCTGCGTGCCGAGGCCCATCATCGCCCGCCCCGCCCCGTAGCGGTTCTCGAGCGCCGTCTGGCCGTAGCCCGCCAGGTCGCGCCCGGCTCCAAGCCGGAACTCTGCGCCCCGCAAGCCGGCGCCCTGGTTCGCGCGCGCGGCCTCCATCTGCTGCTGCTCGTTGAACTGCTGCGCGGTCATCCCCAGGCGCTGCGCCTCAAGCTCCGCCTGCTGGTTACGACCAGATGCGTCGAGCATGGCGCGCTGGTTCGCCTCCTCTGCCGACAGGCCCATCCGCATGTAATCCTGCTGCGCCTGCTGGTTCGCGCGCGCGGCCTCAAGCCCGGCCTGCACATTCGTCGTCTCACCCGTCAGCCCAAGCCGAGCGAGCTCAAGGTCGCGCTGCTGGTTCGTGATCTCGCCGCGCTGGGCGAGCTCCATCACATTTTGCGCCGCCGCCTGGTTGCTGAGTCCAGCCTGCTGCTGCCGCGCGACGTCTGCCTCGCGCTGCGCCGCCGCCTCACGGAAGCCCTGCGCGCGCTGCTCGGCCACGAAGCGGTTACGCTCGCGGGCGGCTTCACCCGCGGCGATGCCCTCCTCGATCGCGGCGCGCGAGCCGCCGAATGCGCGGGCCGCGGTGGCGCGCGCGGAGCGCCCGCCGCGTGCCTGTTCCTCGGCGCGTGAGATATCGCCGAGGCCTGCCTCGATGACCTGGCGCTCGTAGGGGTTCATGTACTCCCCGATGTCACGCCCCAGCACCGACGCGCCCTGCGCCATCGGCGCAGCGCCCGGCGCGCTGATATCGCGCGCGCCAAAGGTGGTCCCGACGCGGCCGGCAGAGATGCGCTCCGGGCCGCGCCCAAGGGCCGCACCGACGCGCTCCGCTCCGATGTCGCGCGCGCCGAACTGCGTGCCAATGCGACCAGCCGAGACACGCTCGGGCTGGTAGCCCATCAGCGCCTGCGCGTTGCGCGCGGCGGCCTCCACCTCGGGGACGAAGCCGCCCTCGCGCGCGATGCGGCGCGTCGCGGCCTCGCCCTCCATATAGTCGCGCGTGAACGGCGCGACCATCATCCCGCGGTACGGCTCGTAGGGAATCGCCGAGACCTCCTCGGCGAACTGCAGGTTCCGCAGCACGCGGTCGTAGATCCTCGGGTCGATCTCCGACTTGGAGACTTCCTTTTTCTTGGACGAAAAAATCTTGCTCATAGTTTTTTCTCAAGCACCACCGCGGTGCGTCTGTAGCCCTCAAGCGCCCGCTGCCAGCCGGGGCGTCCCATGATCAACATCGTGTCGCAGCCGATGCTGCGCGCCCAGGCCTCGATGACCGGGCGTATCACATCATCAATCTCGCGCAGGTCGCCCGCGCCGATGATGACGGTGAGCTGCTTGATGCGCGGAAAGATGTCAACGGTCGTTACCACGCACGAATCATTCGAGGCCCAGAACTGGTACTCGCCGCGCGCGATCCCGTCGAGCACGTCGTGGTAGCCCATCTGGCCGTAGCCCTCGGCGAGCGCGCGCTCGATAAGCTCGCGGAAGGGCGCGATGTGCTCGATGCCCTCGACCTCTTTCATCGCTCTCCCCCCGCCACGGCATCGAGCCGCATCGTCCCGACGCGCCAGTCCGTGGCCGGAGACGCGCCCGTGATCTGCATCTCGACCTGCCGCCCGGTGAATCGCACCGGGGTGTAGATGGAGTCGATGGTGTAGCTCCTGGTCGTCTCCGCGCCGTTCGGCGCGAACTTGGTGATGAACTGCAGCGACACCGCGCCCATCGCGTTCTCGTCGGCGATAACCTGCCGCGCCACCATCAGCCGCTCGCCGCCGCCCAGCTCAATGGCGCCAGAGCGCGCGAACGGCGCCGTGCCGTCGTAGGTGACGCCGACCTCGTGCTCGTAGACATAGCCGTCCGGCGAGACCATCAGCGGGTAGCTGAAGACGCCGCGGTCGGTGCCGGCGGTTCGGTCAAGGTCTCCAATCGACCAATGCCCCTCGCGGTAATTGTACGATACATACGAGTCGCACTCGCTGTTTGAGGCGCTCGGGTAGAGCCACCAGATCTCGCCGTATTGGTTGTTTGCGACGGCGTACACCTTCGAGCGCTGGGTCTGCGAGAGGTTGTTCACCACATAGTCGAGCACCTCGCACTTGAGCGGGCGCACGAATCCGTCGTACATGAAGAAGCCAGAGGGCGACCACCAGTAGGCGACCGACTCCACCGCCGCCACCGCCTGCGCGCTGATTACGCCGCACCCGGTGGCGATGCGCTCGAAGCCGTAAACGTACGGCGGCCCCTGGTACTGGGCCGTGTGAACATCGACATCCGTGAATATCAGGTTCACGCCGCGCAGGCGCTTGCCGGTCACGATGGAGCCGACCGTCTCGAGCTCGATATCGCCCGCCTGGTTCGTGATCGAGGGCGTCCAAGTCGTGTTGTCCTCTTGGTCGGACCAGGCTACTTTTCGCGCGTTGCCGCCGGCGCCGAGCGCGAACACGAACCGCTCGGCCGTCACGAGCACGGCCTTGTTGCTGACCGGCGCGTTAGCAAGCGCCACGCCGTCGTTCGCCACGAGCAGGTCCCACTCGTAGATCTTGCCGTCGGCGTTGCTGCACGCCAGCAGGTACTCGCCCCAGTTGTCGAGCGTCCAGGTCGTGGCGGGCGTCACCGTGCCCGTGTCCGGGCGCGGGGTGCCATAGGAGAACAACCCGTAGGGGCCGCCGCCATAGCCCAGGTTCAGCACCGCGTCGGCGTTGCCGGTCGTGAAGCTGGTCGGGGTGATGTCGGTGATGGTCCCGGCTTCGTTCATAACGAAGAGCTTGGTGTGCGTGCCGATGCCGATCCAGCGCGCGTTGGCGTTCGTGCGCCACGCCAGAAACCCGCGGCACTTGCCCGTGACCTGCCCCGAGGCGCGCTTACGCCAGCCGCCCACGGGGCGCATGGTGTTCTCGTACCAGCGCACGAGCGAGGCGTCACGCCAGCGCCCGCGGCTCTGGTACTCGGTGCCGTTGCGGTACACGCCCGGCTGGATGGTCAGCGGAATAAGTGCCACATCAGTCCTCTGTCAGTCTCTGGAGCTCGGCGAATCGGGCCGCGTCGCGCTCGCAGGCGGCAAGGTGGGAGGCAAGAGCTGCATCAACCTCTCCCGCGTCGCTGGGCTCTCCGGCGGCACCATCAGCCGCGGCGGCGGTGTCGTGCGCGGCACCGGGCACGGGACAGGCTTGTGTGCGCAGCCGCCGAGCAAGGTCGCGCCCGCGGCGATCAGCATCGTCCAACTTGTCCGTGAGTCCACGCTCCACCTCCTGGTGCCGGGCGTAAATCAGCGCCTCGGCTTCTCTGGCGGCCTCTGCGGCCTTCGCCCGCTCAAGGTGCCACTCTGCCCTCACGGCCGCCGAGCCAGCCCCGTGGCCGCTCTGGTAGGCCGACCGGTGCCCGGCCCAGCCGAGGGCGGCCAGCGCAAGCGCCAGAGCCGCCCCCAGCCAGATCCTCACGCCGCCTCGGGCTTCTTCTTCGACAGCACCGACCACGCCGCCACGGCGAGGGTGGCGAGCGCGCCGCCCACGGCGGCGACGGTCTCGGCGTCGGCGAGGCCCTTGCCGACAAGGTAGCCGCCGATGGCGGCCACGACGGCGCGGACGATCCCGGCGATTTGTTCTGCGTTCATGTTCATCTCCTACGCTTCGTTGGCCGAGGCCTTCGCCCCGTTGGATGCGATGAGCGGCATGGGGCCGCCCAGCACGGTGAAGCCCGGGGGCCAGCGATAGCCAAGCACCCGGGCACGATTAAATGGCGCCACCGTCACGGCGTTGCCCTGGTTCCCGCCGAGCACCATCAGGCGCCCGGCTTCGTCGTTTCCGACCACGAACCCGACGTGGCCGCCGCCCTTGCGATCAAGGATAACGACAGCGCCCACGGCGGGCTCACGGATATAATCGCCCCAGTCGAGCCACGCCTTTGCGCGGTACCAATGCTTTGGGCGCTTGATGCCCTCGCCCTCGAGCACGGCGGCGACGAAGGTGCCGCACCACGGGGTCTCATCATCCGACCACCACGCCTTGAGCTCGCGCAGCCAGCGGGCGATGGTTGGCGCGGTCGCCTTGCCGGGGATCTCCCGCAGGCCGAGGAAGGCGCGCGCGGCGATGAGCCAGCGTGGCTCCATCAGGGCTTCCTCAGGTTCTTGAAGTGCACGGCGATCGCGAAGCAGCCGGCGCATATTGCGATGAGCCCGGCAAGCAGCGAGATGATCTCGTTGGCCTGGGTCATCCACGACACGCTGGCGGCGGTCACGCTGCCGGCTGCGGCGATGTCTCCGACGCGTTCGATGGGTGTGGTCACGGCTCCTGCTCCTTGAGCTGCTCGTCGGCCTGCTCCTTGACCTTCACCACCAAAGGCCACGCGCCGCTGCTCGTCGGCAACTGCCCAAGCACTTGCAGGATAGCCTGCACTTCGTCGCGGGTCAGGGTGAGGGTGATTTCCATGTGCGCTCCTGTGTGTTACGGGCCAGCATCGCGCCAAACGCCGGTGCTGTAGAAGTAGAGTTTGTTGTTGGTGGTATCTACGACGATGGGTGCCATGCCCGTGATTGCGGTCGGCGTTCCGGTCGGCGTACCCGCGCAGGTCGGGACATAGAGGAAGCCGTTGGTCGCGGTCGTGGCGAGGGCGGCAGATGCGCCTGCGACGATGTTTCCGTTCGCGTCGATTCGCATACGCTCGTTGCCGTTGGTGCCAAACAACATATAAGCGTTCATTTCGTTGACGAAGTTGAACGAATCGTCAGACCCGCTGTATCCGAAATAGCCCTTGCGCCCGGTCGGGTCGTAGAACGAGGCATACACATTACCGCCGCCGCGCGCAGTCGTGCCTTCGATGATGGTGTTTTCCGCGAGGCTGGACTTGCTATGCAGCCGCACGGACGGCGAACTCGTCCCGATGCCGAGGTTGCCGGAGGAGTCGAGCGTGAGTTGATTTGTACCGCTTCCACCAGTTTGAATAGCAAAAGATGACCCACCAAACAGCGTGGCAAGCGTCGTGGTGCTGCTCGTCGTGTTGAGCGTGAAGCCGAACGAACCCGTGGAATCGTTCTGGCGATATGCGTTTCCGACAAGGTGAAGTTTTTGCTGCGGCGAACTCGTCCCGATGCCGACATTGCCGCCGTTGGGCTGCAAAGCGAAGTCGTAGTAGGTCTGGCTATTAGTATTACGAACTTGCAAGTATCCAAGCACGGAACTTCCAGAACCAATTTCAACGCATCCAGAGCCAGCACTAGTATTTGAGACAAGGAATGCGCCGCTAGGCGTTACATCGCCCGGAGTCTGCGACGCCTTGTTGGTATGCAACCGCGTCCCCGGCGAACTCGTCCCGATGCCGAGGTTGCCGGAACTATCAATCCTAGCCGCCTCAACGCCGCCCTCCGTAAACCCAATCGTGTCAGCGGCGGGGAAGAAGATGCCGGTGTTGGTGTCGCCGTTGGCGGTGATCGACGGAGCCGAAACGGTGCCGGCAGCAAACGCAACCGACGCCGACCCGGTAACTGTCATCGTCCCGGCCACCGCCAGCGTCTTGCCGGCGCCGACATTGAGCCCCACCGAGGTGCCGCTGCCGGCTGCGGCGAACAGTCCGTCCACGAGGTCCAGGTTGGTGTTGATCTTGCCGCCCCAGGTGTCCGCCGATGCGCCGACTTCCGGCTTCGTCAGGCCAAGGTTGGTGGTTGTAGTGTCAGCCATGTGTCATTCCCTCAAGCGGCCTGTAGATAGGCCGGGTGTGTCTTCTCTGTCCAAGTCTTCGTCGCAGAGGCGACTACGGGATCACCCGCGTCGGCTTGACTGTCATGGAAATGCGCCCCTGGCTGAATGCCGCGCGCTCGTTCTGCAGGATCATGTCCTCGATGGCCTGCCCGTAGAGCGGGGTCCAGAGGGCGACGCGCTCGTCGTCGCGCAGGTACGGGGCCGCCTGCAAGAGCGACCCGTAGAGGTACACATCAGGGTGGCGCTCCAATATCCAATTCGAGGCATTGGAGTCCGAGAGCTTGGCAAGAGTTGCCACATATGTCAGCTCTGCGGTGTAGCTAGTGTCGGGCGGCGGCAGCGTCTCGACTTGGTCTGCAATCAGCGCAAAATATTGCGGCTTGCCGGTCGTGCGGTAGACGGTCTTCTTCGCGTCAAGCTCGTCCTCGGTCAAGAACACGAGCTGCTGCACGGGCGCCGTCGAGGTCAGCACCAGCGACTTTGTAGACAGAAAGTCAGACGGGAGCGTGGTGAACTGCGCGCTGATAGTAATATCCACGCGCTTGACCATCTTCTGGGTCGGCAGACGGCGCTCGAGCTGCGCCTCGGCCAACGAGATGAAGTCCGGGATGACCGACGTGAGGTCGTCCCGGTTCAGCCAGTCGGCGATGCTCGCCCTAAGCGCGCTGTATGATGTTAGAGCCATCCACCTGTTCCTTCATCGCCCATGCGCCTTCGTGTGAATACTCGAAGGTCCCGATGTGCTTAACCTGGTGCGAGAGGTCATGGTCCACGAGTACCTCGTATCCCGCCTCGCGCGCCTTGCGGCAGAAAAACACGTCCTCGCCGATGTAGTGATTCCCGATGGTGGAGTAGGGGATCGCAAACCACGGCGCCTCCACCTTCTCGAACACCTCGCGCTTCACCATCATCACCCCCATGCCGATGTAATCCACCGGCTGGAGCCCCTCAGAGTCCGGCGCGGTATACACCCGCCCGATCTCGCCGTTGTTGTCCATCATCGCCACCGGCTTGACCGGCATACGGCGCGTCGCATAATTCGCGGCCACGATGGGCTTGTCGCGCAGGATGAGGTGCCCGATGGTCTCCCTCGGGAACCGCATGTCTGAGTCAAGCCAGAGGAGATAGTCCGCCTTCTCCTCCAGAGCCTGCCGCGCAAGCTCCATCCTTTGAGAGGCGATCAGAGTCCCGTGGCTTGTGAAAAGCAGCACACGGTCGTCCGTTGTCGCGGTGTGGAACGACATCGCGCGCGCTAGGTCATAGGCGAACGAGGTCATCACCGTGTCCCTTGCCGGGACCAGAATCGCGACCGAGCGGCTCATACGCGCCCCGGCCGTGTTCTGAAAAATCTGTTGTCGGGGTCGTTGAGCCAGCGCTTCATCGCGCTAGGGTCGTCGATGATCCCGTCCTTCTTCAGCCGGTAGAACAACGGCATCGGAATCGACGCCACCTTGCTCCACTCGCCCCAGCGCGTCCTCTCGTCGGTCGCGGAATACTGGGCCTTGTTCTGCTCCACCAAGTCGCCGACCTCGAAGACCGTCTCGATGGTCGCCTCGTCAGAGTCGGCGTCGTAGTGCCACCACTTCGTGGTGCCTGTCGTCGGGTCAAAGTCGAAAAGCTTCTTGCCCGAAGATTGCATATTTACCTCAACTCAAAGGGCGCCGGCACAATTACCGGCGCCCCCGAGTTTACATCACCCGATTAGGTCGTGGTGAGGTCAGCCGCGAGGCCGTGCGCGGCCTCGGTGTTGACCTTCAAGCCCCACTCGACGAGGATCATGCGCTTCTCGGCGTCGCCGGTCTTCGCAAGTTCCACGGTCTGGAAGGGACGCAGGAAGGCAACGCTGGCGTACTCGGGGTCGAGCACGAAAGCATCACGCTCACGCATGAACCTGTTAGGCACGGTAGCCACGTTCCCGAAATCGCTCACATAAACGTCCGCTGAGGCGATTATGGTTGCAGGCTTGTTGCCAGTCACTTCGCGACGAATCTCCGCGATACCCGCGAAGCCCGAAACGCGCTGCTTGTTGACGGGGCCGACCATCAGAATCTTCGGCGTACCGCCAGCGGCCCACACCTTCTGAATCACGCTCTTGAGAATCGTCTCAGTGAACGTGCGCAGGTTGGCGTCGGTCGCGTCCGTGCGGGTCGCATTCGGCTGCGTGGTGTACGACGGATCAGCGCCGCCCGTGCCCTTGTCCGTGTTGGACTTCAAGAAGGCAAGGAGCGAGCCCGTCTTACGGAGCGCCGTGCTCACGCCAGAGGAGCCGCCATCGGCCTTCTGGTTGCAGAGCATGATCGACTCCATGTCGCGCTTCAGTTCGGCAGAACGCTTGGCAAGCTGGTAGGCCAGCTCCGAGCGACGGCCAGCCTTGTCCACCGACTCGAGCGTGCCCGAGAGGATGAGCGTCTTGCGGCTGACCTGCGTGTAGTTGCCGATACGGGTCGTCGCGCTGGTCGAGTCGTAGGACGACACGTCGTCGCCTTCGATCTGCGCGTTGGTCGTAGAAGCGGCGGCGAGCGAGTCCGTCTGCCACTCAAAGTAGGTGTTCTTGACGTTCTCGCGGCCGATGTTCGACATGAACGGCGTCTCTTCCGGCGAGATGTTGTAGATCACATTCGAGAGGGACTCACGGATACCTTTTGCGCTGAAGGTATCAAACGTATTGCTGGTCTGGGACATTAGAAGTTACTCCAAGAATTGTTCAAACACGGCAGCAGCGTCGCGCTTGCTGCCACTATTTGCGAGTCTTGAAAAAGCGGCCTTCGATGCGACGACCTTGGACGACTGCGGCGTGGAGGCGGCCCCGGCCCTCATGGGCTTGGCCTTCTGGATGATCTGCGGACGCATCTGATC